GCATCCTTGCCCCACTGGTCAAGTTGCTCGACGAGCTTGCCGCGCTGGGCTTGGCTCTCCAGTTGGAAGGAAGTGGTCTGCGTCTCGCGCCTGCGGAGGTCGCGTTCCGCCGTGAACCTTGTGGACACTGCGGCGCGCACCAGCGGATTGCCGCCCGCGTTCTCGTAGTCCTGATAGATCTTGGCCGTGGCCTCGTCGTAGTGCGCCGTCGCCTTCAGCCGGTCGGGAATCTTGGAGGCCCGATCCTGCACCTCCGACAACTGGCGGGACAGCATGGAGGTCTGGTCGGCGGCGTCGACCTGCAGCTTGGCCTGGACGTACTTCTCGGTGAAGGCATTGGCCGCGTCCGCCAGCCGATCGCCCTGCTGGATCGTCTCGTAGCCGATGGCCGCCACGCCCTGATCGCTGACGCGCGGCGCGGGTCCGCTCTGGGGGAGCGCGCTGGGGGCGGTGACGAAGGTGGGGATGTTGGGCATCAGTACCGCACCGTGCCGGGGGAGGTGTTCATCGTGGCGGGGCTGCTCCCGGCGTAGGGGTCGGGCATCTTCGGATTGCCGAAGGCGTTATAAGCCTGCTGGCCGATGCGGCTGGCGCCGGTGAGGAAGGTGGACATGGCCCCCGTCTTTGCCGCCGCCTCGGCATAGGAGCCCATCAGCAGGTCGATGTTGCCCTGCACGCGCGCATTGTAGGCGCCGACCTTGCCGCCGTAGAGGATCATCTGCTTCTGCAATTCCAGTTCGGCCGCGGCATCGCTCATCACCTCGAGCGGCGTGCCCTGGTTCACGTCCATGCCCGATGCGCCGTAGGCACCCCGGATCTGGCCCAGCCCACGCTCGTTGGCCCGGCCCTGGATGGCGGCGCGGGCCTCGGCCTCCTGATCGATCTGCTCGGCGCGCTGTTCCTGTACGCCCGAATTGTACTTCGCGATCTGCATGCGCGCCGCGCCCTGGTCGAGCTGGGCCTGCGCGCTGGTGTAGGTGCCGAGCGCCTGAAGGCCCATGCCTGCCAGGGTGAACCATCCGGTGGTATCCATTACTGGTTACTCCCAGCGGGCGGCAGGCGCAGGAGGCCCTTCGGCTCGACTGTCTTGAAGTACTCCTCCAGTTGCTTGGGTCCCATGAAGATCATGTTGGCGGGACCAGCATCGAACACGTCGCGGCCGTTCTCGGTCGACCACTTGCCGCCATAGTAGCCGTCCTTCCCGTGATAGATGCTTTCATCGGAAAAGGTCGGGTGGTTCGGCTTCTTGTAGGTGTCGGGGAAATGCCCGTTGCCTTCAGCCGTGGCGCCAGCTTTGTAGGCTCCACGCATGTCATAGTCGTAGAGGTCGCCCTTGACGTTGCGCTGCTGGTTCTTTGCCCAGTCAAGGAACTCCATCTCCTCCAGAGGCGAGAGGACCGTGTTGTATTTGTTGGTGAAGTCGGCCATCAGCGCCCCGGCATCTCGCCGACGTCGCCCGTCGCCACGAGGGCGAGGACCGTCAGCGGGTAGGGGCCGGAGCCGTTCACCTCGATCTGGCCTTCCATGTCATGGCCGCCCGGCAGGGGCAGGCGGTAGAGGCCGGTGAACAGGGGCGGGGGCTGGCCCACCATGTCGCCTGCCGATCGGGTTTCCAGCGCTTCCACCTTATGCTCAATCGCCTGCGTCATCGGGTCGGTGATCTTGCGCCCGATATTACACCCAAGGCTCTCCAACATCCTAAGCCACAGGGTGGCGATGGTCTTGGTCTTGCCCTGCGTGGTGGCCGCTGCAGCACGAATGGGCTCGAAGGGCATGGTGATCAGCGTGTATTCCATCGGCAGGCCAATGGTCGCAAACGATGCCTTGCCCACAGGCAGCGTGGCGGTTCCCGCGATCACCTCCACCGTGCCGAAGTCGGCGCCGTCGCCCAGCACATGGACCGTCTCGCCTTCCAGATGATCCAGCCCCGAGAAGCTGGTGTGCTGGGGCGTCATGCTCCAGGCATTGGCGAGCGCAGGGGCAAGGTTGGTCGCGGGATAGAACCATGTTCCCACGACATGCGTGGTATCGGTGAAGGCCGTGACGATGGCCACGCCGTCGTTCAGGCGAATGATGCTGCCCACGTCGCCCGAGACGAAGGGCGTTCCTGCCGAGGCGGTGAAGACGGTGCCCGCTCCCGTCATGGCCGAAGCGGTGAGGGTAGCGGCCGGATGCACCACGTCGGAGGAAAGCGCCGCATCCATGAACACGGCCTGCTCCTGGATCTGGGCGTCAAAATACTTCTCCATCACCTCGATGTAGCGTGTCACCGAGCCGTCGATGGTGCGCTTCACGATCATCCAAAGCTCATCGAACGTGCCGCCGGTGCCCGGCATGCAGGCGATGGCTTCCACAACGGGAGGACCCTCGTAATAGTCGCCGCCCAACTGGTGGCGATGCCATGCCAGCACCTCCTGCTCCGGCAGGTAGGTCATGCCGACCAGCGAGCCGTCGCCCAGCACGCACCAGACCACCCCGTAGGGATTCTTCTGGTAGACCATATCGACGATGCCCTCGGCGGTGATGTGTTCGGAGTTCACCGTCTTGTCCGTGCCCTGGTAGCCGTTGACCTGCCAGTTGAACTGCCACTCGATCACCTTGCGGGCCGAGAAGTTGGCGAACAGGACCGCCTTGCCGATGCGGAGCGCGTTGGAATAGGCAACCGAGCCCAGCGTCGTCTCGCGGTACGCCTGTACCGAGGTGGGCGTGAGCGCCTGCGCGGTGGTGGCGGCCTGCAAAATATGCTCGCTGCCGTCCGTGCCGATGCCGAGCTGCATGGCCTGCGCCGAGCCCGCGGCACTCACCCAGCGGGCGGCATTGACCTGATCGTCGGACATGACCCATGACAGCGCGCTGGTATCGACCACGCTGGAGTCCGCCTTGGTGGGCGCGAAGTTGGTGAAGTCGCCGGTCTGGCTCCCCTCGATCGCATTGGGCTGGTTGTTGGTGCCGACGAAGAACAGGCGCTGCTGCCAGAAGGTGGTGAGCCACGGCCAGCCCGTCGTGTCGCTCCACTTGCCCAGGCGCCAGACCGTCGAAGCAGCGGCCGACGAGCAGGTGCCTGAGGCGCCATTGTTCACCGCGGCCTGAAGGCTCACCGTGACCTGCGTGGTCGAGGTGAAGGCGGTGATCAGCCACCACGTCCATTCAGTGCCGCTGGAGAAGCGCACGATGCGGCCGACGTCGGTGGAGAGGAAGCCCCTCCCGGTATTGGTGGCGGTGGCGTTGATGCCCACGATGGAGGACGCCGTGAGCGAAGTGCTGCCCGAGGTGGCGCCCAGCGTCAGCGTCGTGCTGGTGGTGTTGATTGGGAGATAGGGACCATCCTTGATGGCAAGGGTGGTGAGCGTCCAGTTGGTATTGCTCGACCGGCCGAGCGTCGCGGGTGCATGCAGGGGATGGCAGATGTAGAGCGTGTCGGCCGACTGGGTGAACTCCAGTTGCTGCAGTTCGGCCTCGGTGTAGGTGGTCGGGATCTCCACGATCACCGAGGCGGTGCCGCCCGCAGTATAGGCTCCGGCAAAGGTCGAGCCCAAGAGGTCGAAGGTGGTGGCGCTGATCACGTCGATCAGCCACGTCCCGGTGGCGTTGGGGACACCCCCCACGCTTGCCACGGTCGCGGTGTTGTTGTCGTAGAGCCCGGCAGTAGACGCCACGGTGAGCCTGATCAGGCCGCCGCCATTGTCGGCCGCACCCGTGATCACCAGCTCGTTCGTCACCTGCCCGCGGTCGCGGTAGACCCGGATATAGAGGTTGCCGAACTCCAGCATGTAGGACTGCGTGACCGAGAACTGGAAGGGCACGAGGTGCGCCCGCTTGCTCTGGTCCTTCACCCCGTTGGCGTAGATGGTGCCCGGCCTGCGCGTGGCGCCGCCCTGGGGCAGGATCACCATGTTCAAGAGCGTATCGCAGCCCTGGAAGTAGCCCTTGAAGTCGATCCGGCCCTTCAGCCTGGGCGACAGTTCCCCCTTGCTGAAGTCGGTAAGCTCGATGTCCTGCCTCAACGTCGGCTCCGCAGCAGGACGTCGACGTCCCACTCGCGCGGCGCGTTCTCCTGTGCCCCAGCCATGCGGGCGCTTGACAGTTTACCGGAGAGTTTAGCGATGGCGCCCTCGACGCGGGTGCTGTTCTGGGTGAGCGGCAGGCCAAGCTCGACGGCGATGTCGAAGGCGATGCTGTCGACCAGCAGCGGGTCCATCTTGGTCGCGTCCTGCAGGTCGTAGACGTACAGGCAATTCAGCGAGCCGGTGGTGTTGGTGTAGATGTAGCCGTCCATCACGTCCCAGATGTCGAGGTCCTGTTCGTTCGACTCGCGGTAGAAGCGGATGAAGTCGGCAGGCAATGGATAGCGGCTCTGCCAGTCGAACAGCGGTCCCACGGTGGCGGCGGCAATCTGGGCCTGCTTCTTGGCGCAGTTCCACGAATGGGCGCGCAAGGTCGATCGCCTGATCTGGTCGTAGCGCGCGTTGCACAGGATGGCGCGCTTGGTGTTGTCGGCAAGGCTCGTGATCGGGTCCTCGCCCAACGCGATCAGCGCGATGTTGCAGATCGAGGTTGGACTGTCGCCCGCGGCCATGTCGTTCTCCGAAAAGTGGCCGCCCCGGTGGGTCCGAGGCGGCCTAGGTCCCCTCTAACGCAAAGCTACGCGCCGTAGTCGATGTACTTCGTCACGAACACCAGCGTGCCCGAGGAGGGCAGGTCCGACACCGCCACGGTGACGAGAACGTCCTCGTAATTGGTGTTGCTGACGCCCAGGTAGTCGTAGCAGGTCGTGAGGTTCACGCCCTTGGTCGCCACGTTGATCAGGTTGGTGCTGGCGTTGGTCCCGGTCAGCGTCCCGGCCGCGGCGAAGCGGCTGGCGTTGATCAGGTCGCCGACAGCGATGGTCGATGCCGAGAGCGACGTATCCGTGGAGACGTCGAAACTGAGCGGCACCGCGCCGTAGGGGAGACGGGCGATCATGATCTGATCGTCCACGGCCTGACTGGCGAGCGTGATGCGCTCCGTCCAGGTCCGTTCCTTGCCGCCGACCACCATGGTCGGAAGCGACTGCACATTGCCACCCGTGTTGTTCACGAGGAGGCTGCAGTTGGGAGCGAAAGTCGTTGCCATGTTCAGTTACTCCGAGCAGGGGATTTCGACGAGCTTGGACTCCTCCAGCCGGGAGGCGCCGATGCTCATGTCGGTGTAGACGTACATGGAGAACCGCTTGTCGGGGCGTTCCGCCATCCGTCCGCTGATGTCCTTGGCGACACCGAGGCCCATCGCCGACTTGCGCCACGCCGGGACCCGGCGATAGCTGGACGAGTTGGTCAGCAGGCGCTCGGAGTGGATCACCTCGAAGCCCACGATCATGGCCACCTTGCCGTCGCGCAGCGGTGCAAGGTCGTCCTTGGCGATGCCGTATTCCTTCAGCGTCGCTTCGGTCGTGGCCAGCAGGTTGCCCTTCTGCTTGGCGGCGATCGCGAGGTAGCGTTCCTCGTTCTCGTCGCCTTCCGCGGCATCCAGCGCCACCATGGCCTCGATCAGCTTCGAGATGGTGAGGCCAGCCGTGCCCGAGCCGTTGCCGTAGGCCCACGATGACACCGAGATCTGGGTGCCCGCGGGGGCGGTAGGCGTGGACTCGGCGTTGCCGTTGGGCCACGTCACGGAGGTCGAGCCGGAGTGCCCGGTGTAGGCCACCGACCACATCGCCTGGATGATCTCGTCGTCCTGCGCGCGGGTCATCGCCATGGCGGCGTTGCGTGCATAGGTGGACGCGGGGTCGATCAGCAGGCGCACCTTGTCGAGGTTGTCGACCAGATCGCCCCAGCCGTAGTCGTACGGCGCGATGCGGCGACGCAGGTGCTGGGTGTTCATGATCGGCGAGTCGGAGTGACGTGCCGTGATCTTCTGGGCCGCCGTGGGTGCCACCTGCTCGAGGTAGGCGCTCTCGCCGGTGATCGAGTCCTCGATGGTCCGGCCGCGGAAGCGGCTGACCATCTGCTGTGCAAGGAACGCCACGTTGCCAGTGAACTGCTGGACAAAGGCGTCCGTTACCTGAAACGACATAGGGAAACTCCCGTCAGGTTGAAGAAACCGAAACGGCTGAGTTCCCCAGTAGGACTGGACCCGTGCCTCGCGCTTTACGTCCGCTCGACGATGCCTTTGAGACGGACCCCGGTGGAGCTACCCGTCTCGCCGGAAATTCTAGGCGGCCTGCTGCCCCGGTTCGGGGTAGGCCTGCGCGTGCAGGGCGGCCATCTTGGCCACCGCCGCGGCGTGGCCTGCATCGCGCTTGTCCATGTACTGCTTCATGAAGGCCTTGTCAGCCCGCAGAGCATTGATGTTCTGTTTGGCCTCGGTCGGAGACGCAAGCTGGTCTTCGCCTTTGGCCTTGCCGGTGAGCTTGCCGTCCTCGCGCAACTGGCTGCCGAGGTGGTCGAGCAGCTTGGCCAGCGCCGGGTTGTTGCCCAGCCGCGTGGCGTCCAGCTCCTTCAGGAGCCCGTCGCCCAGATTGAGCGCCTTGGCAAAATGCTCCAGCGCCGCCGTGCCGTTGGCCACCTTCTGGTCGAAGGCCTGCCCCCATTCGGTCTTGAGCGTGGCAACCGCGGCTGCCATCTCGCCATCGGACTTGGCCTTGGCGGCGGCCTCGTTCTTGGTGGCCGTCTCGCGGAGCGCGCCATAGAGGCCGTCCAACTGCTTCTGGCTGATGCCCAGTTCGTGGGCCTTCTCGAAGATCGGCTTGGACGCCTCGGCGTTCAGCGTCATACCCTCGGGGAGCGTGAGCTTGTAGGATTCGGGCTTGTCGGGACGGCCGAGCCGGTCGTAGATCGGCGCCATCTCCTTGGGATCATCGGGGTTGGCAGGCAGGCGTAGAAGCTGGTCCTTGGGGACACCGATCAGCTTCTGGGCGCCATGGAAACCGCGGGCAAGGCCTTCGACGTCCTTGATGTCCTTGAACATCGCCTCGGACGCGATGTCCTTGGGCAGCATCTCGGCGAAGGGCTTGGGCGTGATGGCGCTGACGTAGCGCGTGCCGAGGTCGGCAACGTCCTTCACGTCCTTCAGGCCCTCGTGCGCGCGGATGCCCTCCGGCAGCGAGGCCAGGAAAGTGTTTTCAGTCCCGGTTCCTTGGTCGCCAGTCCCAGACATGAAGCCTCCTGTTGGTAGGGATATTACTCGTCAGCACCATTTTCGGCAACTCGCTCCTCGGCAAGCTCGAGCAGCTTGGCGTAGTCGTAGCGCACGGTGGCCATGATCTCGGTGACGATGGAGCGGCGGCCGTTCTCGAAGGGGCTATCCTCCGGCCCGACCTCCAGCAGCTTGGCCTTCTTCATCAGGTCGACCAGCACCAGCCTGCCGTCCCCCTGTCCAAAGACGTTCTGGTAGGCCTTCCCGATGGCCACTTGCCGCTTCACGACCTTGGGCACGCTCACGCCGCCAGCCCCCGCTTCATGCGGTGGTGGAACGAGTAGCCCAGCCCGTCGATGCTAAGGCCGATGCGCTCCATGTAGGCCCCGTACTCGGCCGAGTAGAGGCTGACCGGCTCGATCAGGGCGGCATCGAAGTCGGGCAACCCATCCTGTGGCCAGACCTTGCGGGCCAGCGCCTCGAAGCGGGCCTTGGTCCTGTCGTCGAGCAGGAGCGACAGCCGCATCTGGGCATCCCAGTGGGTCTGGCAATAGTGCAGGTGCGGGAACGAGAGGGTGAGCGCCTTGTAGTGCTGGCCGTGCTTGCTCGGCACATAGATGCGCGGCGCGAGGACCGGGACTTCCAGGCACCCCGCCGCCTCGCACTTGAAGGTGACGTCGGGCGCCCTCATGCGGCGTCCTTCAGGGTGGCGATGGCCTGCGCGCCATCCTTGGCCGCTCCGGCGCCGTCCTTGGCGACCTGTGCGGCGTTCAACTGCTGCTGGGCCTCGGCCTGCTGCTGGGCTTCCTGCGCCATCCGCTCGGCGGACTTCAGCGCCACGGCAGGGGCGTTCAGGTCGCGGCCCGTGATCCGCATGATCGACTCGCTGTCGATCACCATGGGCGAGGCCGGGTCCATCTGCTTCAGTTGCGCCTGGGTCATCATCAGGCGACCCACGCTGTCGAGCTGGCTGGAGCGCTGGGCCACCGCAATCGGCGACAGGTACTCGACGTGCCATTTTTGGCCCGACAGCACCTCCGGCGGGGGCGGGAAGGGCGATCCGGGGCCGAACTTCATCCGCAGCGAGCGCTTCCACAGGATGTTGAAGGTGCGCTCGATCAGCGGCCCCAAAAACTCGCTCTGCAGGCGGGCCAGCATCGGCGACAGCAGGCGCATCTTCTCGTCGCGCTGCTGCAGGACGTAGGTGGCCGTGATCCCCTTGCCCGCCGCGGCCGGGTCTGTGGGATCGGACGGCATCATCATCCATTCGACGTAGAAGCCGCGCATGATGGCGGACTGCAGCGCCGACAGCATGTTCTCGCCGATGTCGATGCGGCCTCGCGTCTCGATCGGCGTGATCCGCGCGGTCTGCGGGCTGTTTGCCCGGTAGAAGTTCTGCGAACCGGGGACCGTCTTGATCGGCAGCAGGTATCCGTCGTCGGGGATCTGCAGCGGCGGGTCAACCACCTTCTGGGCTGCCTTCACCACCATCTTCATCAGTTCGTTCAGCATCTTCATGTCGGGCAGCATGGTCATGCCGGGGCCGCGACCGTAGATCTCGCCCGTGGTCTTGGAAAAGCGGCTCGTCAGGTAGGGGAAGTCGTCGAAACCGCTCTCGGCGATGATGTGGCCGTCCTCCTCCGAGACGTAGATGCTCTCGAAGGGCTTGTGCATGGCGTCGGTGCGGTCGGGATTGCGCTCCTTGCGCGGGCAGACGCGGTGCAGGAAGTGGAATTGCTTGTCGGAGCCGTCGTTATAGGCCTTGTTCACCTTATCGCCCGCGTTGGCACCCCATGCCTCCACGGCCTGCTTGGCGGTGTACTTCCAGCGCCGGATCAGGCCGTCCACGCGGTCCTCCTCGTTCTCGATCAGCACGCATTCCTTCAGATGCCGGGTCGAGAACAGGATGCCGTTGCGGTCGCTCTCCAGTTCCGCCATGACGGCGGTGCCGATGGAGCCAAGGTCGAGGTAATACTCGTGGGACTGGCTGGCGAAGTTGTGCCTGGGGCCGTTGAAGATGGAATACATCTCCATGGAAACCTTATCGAGCCAGACGCGGACGTCGTACATCTGGTCGATGCGGTCCTCGTCGCAATGCAGCATGAACCACTGCAGCGTGGGCGACGTGAGGAGGCTGTGCAGGCCGTTGGCGAACTGCTGCAGGGCGAAGATCGGCGTCGAATCGTAAACCGCCTGATTGCGCTTCATGCCCGGCGAGCGCTGGACGGTGTAGTCGTTGCGCTCCGGCAGGCAAAGCTCGGTGATCTGCTGCCAGTGGTTTTTCCACGTCCCGCGATCCGCGTCCTGACGGTTCCACTGGTCGATCACGCTGCGGGCACGCTCATCCATATCAGCTCCCCAGCAACAGCTTCTTGTTGGTCGTCACCGCGCTCTCGTCCCCCATGCCCGAGGTGAGGATGGTGGAGGCGCGGCCCCTCGCATTGGCGGCGGCCGACTGCTGGGCAAGGGCTGCGGCAGCCACGGACGGGTCCTCGAGCTTGGGCGGTGCAGGAGGTGCCGACACCTGAGGCGTCGTGACCTGCCCACCTCCGCCTCCACCCCTGGATTGCGTCATCGTGTAGATGGTGCCCGCGGCGGTCGCGGCGAGCGTGGCGCCTGCAATGATGGTGGCCGTGCTTACGCCAGACATTACGACCTCCGTGTTTGCAGCAGGTGGGGCTCGTCGGTGAACTCGGCCTCGGCTTCCTCGACCGTCCCCGCCTTTGTAGCAAAGAACATGGTGAGGTGCGCGCCAGTGGGGGAGAAGAAGGCCTGCTTGCGGCCGGGCGCAGCGGACAGGACGTGATAGCCGTGCAAGGCCACCGAGTTGGGATAGACGATCACGGTGCCGGAGACGATCACGACGGTCGGGATCTTGATCTCGACGCCGGTGATCAGCCCCTCGGCCGGGATCTCCACGGTGCGGACGTAGACCCCGGCATGGATGAAATGCTCCACCGGCAGCTTGACCTGCGGCATCTCGGCGATGGATGCGGCTTCCAGGCGCCGAACCTGCGCCACGCCTTCCCTGGTCATGGCAAGGTCACGCATCGGCCAGCCTCTTGAAGAAGACCACGTTGGTCTGAGTATAGCCCAGCAGCGGCAGAAGCTCGGCAAGGTGGCTGCCCACCGGGGCGCTCACGCCTAGGCCGGGCGAGCCCAGCGTCCGGGCCTTGGCCTCGGCATCCCGCAGCAGCCGGAGCCCGGCCCCGCTGGCGCGCTTGGCCTTGGCCACGAAGAAGCTCTCGGTCGCCGCCAGCACGCTGCCATAGTGGGGCAGTTCGGTGGTGACGATGGTGATGAAGCCGATCAGGCCGTCCTTGTCGATCGCCTCCAGGGTATGGAGGTGCCCCACGCCTTCCAGCCTGCGATAAAGCTCCATGTTGGGCGTCGGCCGGGGCAGGAAGGCATTGGCCGCCTCGTCGGCGTATTCCTCGATCAGGGCGAGGAAGTTGGGCGAGGCTTCGAGGGCCGGGATGGTGCTGGGCTGGACGATCATATGTTCACGACCTTTCCATCGGTCGTGATGCACCAGCCGTCAGGGCTCTGCATGCCGCCGTCCGTATCCGGGAAGCGCGGCAGGCCCGTGGGATAGGGTGGCAGGCTGGTCGGATAGTCGGGCTGGGTCGAAGGGACATAGCCCGCCAGTTCCTGCTCGGCGTTCAGTTCGTTGGCGAGCGCGAGGATGGCAGGCACGTCCTCGGGCACCAGTGGGCGGCCGACGAGGATGTAGTATTGCTCGGCGGCGTCTCGCAGTGAGCGCTGGATCACGAGGCCGGGGAACAGGATGTCGACCGCGCCCTGCACGTCATAGTCGGGAGAGGGGTCAGGAGCGGACACGACGAAATCTACGTCCCGGCTGCCGTTGTTCTGGAACTGGAGTATGCCATTGGAGTTGTTCCGCCAAATCAGGGGGGCTGTCGTCATCACTTCCTCATGGCGCTAGGCCACACGGTACGAACCTTCTGCAGAGATGACCGTCGCCTGCCCGGTCGCAACGCTGGTGGTTGTAAAGAGCGACGCCGCCAGGGCCGACCGCAGTCCAGCGAGCCGGAGGTAGGTCTGCCCGCCGACCGTCCGCGCCACGACGTCGACAGTGCTGCCGGGGAAGGTAAGTTTGTTGTTGTTTTCCATCAACTGGCCGCCATCGTTTGAATCGAGCGCGGCATAGGGCAGCCCGGTGATGCGGACGCTGCCGCTCGATGTCGAGAACGTCGGGGTGAATGACAGGTCGAACTTGAACCAGACGACGTTGCCCACGCGCTGATATGCGCCCGTCTGCACGGTGTAGACGACAGAGAGATCGCCCACCGTGTCGAACTCGAACACAGGCGTCCATGTATCCTCAAGCAGATCAGGCGCCCAGCCGGTATTGCCCGTGCCGGTCGCTTTGGTCCATTTGCCGCCTGTCGCAGAATCGACATAGGACGAACCGGGCGAAGCTGTGACGACAGCCTCGGGCGATCCAGACCCAAACAGACTCATCAAGGAGTTGATGCCGTCATCGAAGCGCGAAACCACCGAGGCACCAAAGTCCTCGTAAGTGTAGTTGTTCCTGAACTGATTGCGCGTGCCGGGGTGGAAATTCAGAATTTCCCCGATCCGCGTGCCGCCAGTGTAGTTGTCATGCACGTCGAACATGCCCTCGCACTTGTTGATGATCGCGTAGTCTTGCGGGTCGATGTTATCCTCTACCCAGTCGCCGCACTCGTTGCTGCCGATGTTGGCGGCGTTCGCGCCCTCGCAAAGCTCGACCGAAGCGCCGACGCGCAGGATGAAAACGGGGTCGGTGTCACTGATCGCATCGTAGGGTCCATCGTAGACAGAATCAGCCAGATCGAACACGGTGGAGCTTATCCTGACTGTCTCGAACCGCGTGTCGCGCAGCACGGGGACCGTCACCCCGGCCTTGGTCACATGGGTTAGACGCGTCACCTCAAGGTTCCTGATCCTGCTTTCGTACTTGGTCGTCACGCGAATGAGGCCGGTGCCATTGTCGGTCAGGCTAATGACGCTATCTGCCCAGTAGTCCTTGTTCTTGCTGTTGGCGGGGGTGAGTTGTGTGTTCGTGATCATAACGCCCGGCATGTCGATGCGGGCCGCCGATAAGCCGTTGGCGCGCATGATGCTGTTGGCGACGCGCACGTTGCCTGTGCCCGGAGTCCGGTTATTCCACGTCCCTGTGCCCGGCGTGTAAACAGGATCGGGGTCGCTCTCGAATTGCTTCCAGATGGAGGGCGCTCCCTGTACGGGCGGCTGGCCGTGGAAGAGGTAGAGCGCCCGGAACGAAAGATCGAACTCGGTGTCGCTGACCACGGTAACGAACCATCGTCCGTTGACCCGGTAGATCTCCGGGGAAGACAACACGCTGCCGACAAACACGGTCGGCAGGATGGGATCTTCATCTGGAACAATGATCGGATACGGCAATCCGTGCGGCGCGGTCGTCGTGATGCGAACCGTGCCGTTGAAGTCCGTCGCAGGCGTCTGGGTTGCGTCGGAGATGTTCTGGCCAAGCTGGGCATCGGCCACGACATTGAGGCCACACCCCCCGCCCGCCATGTAGCAGTTTGCGAAGCGATAGTCGCTGCCCGACTCGATCCGCACGGAGTCGCCGGAGCAATTCTCCAGGCCCCAGTTGACGAACATATAGCCGCCGTTATTGGAACCGGGATCGTCGGAACGAATGACGAAACCGTCGCCACCAAACCCACCAGACGACTGAGTGAACTTGTTGCTGGCCGTGCGCCCCTCGAACAGGGCGATGATCGGCTGGAGGCTGCCATCGGTCTGGTACTGCGGCTGCAACCGCTCGAAGTTGAGGTACTGGTCTGTCGGCGGAACCGCTGCGAAGTGGAAGATCATTCCTTCTTTGGAAGCGCCGGGATCAAACTCCATCCAGTAATCGTAAACGACCAATTCACCCGGCACCGATGCCGTTGTGGGTGAAGGCTCCAGCACCAGCTCGCCCGGCACCGACATCGCCCCAGGATTGACGGCAACGTGGTACTTGATGGCGGTGCTGATCGTGCCTTCAAGCGCCTCGGCGTCGGTCACGTCGTAGCCCGAGGGCGTGAAGCCGGTGAGGCTGAAAGTTCCGCCCGCAAACAGGGTCGTCTTCGCAGGTACATGATTCTGCACGGTCACGGTGGCGACGCCGGTCACTCCGGGCACCTGCGGATCGCTCGACGCCCATGTGACGGTGACAGCCGCCGTGTTCTCGATGGCAAAGTCGAGCGTCGTCCCGGTGCTGGTGTCCAGCGCCACCCAGCGCCCATTGAACGCATCAGGGGTAGCTCCCCGGATGGTGAACGAATAGCCCACCGGGATGCCATGCGCGCCAGCAAAGGTCGCTGTTGCAACGCCTGCGGTCCACGTCAGGGAAACGATCGGCGTCTGGCCGTTGTCGACCTGATCTTCCGTGCCCGCCACGAGCCACGAGTTGGCCGAGTTGAAGCGGCGCTTGAAGTAGACCAGCACCTGTTCGAGCGTGGCGACGTACAGCGCGACGGAGTAGTCGTCCTTGTGCCCGTCTGGAATGACGCGGATTTCAATATCCGCGGCGCCGAACGACACTTCATTGGCATACAGGCCCGCCGGATAACCGGGCTCGCCGATGTCAAGGCCGCGCCCGTCAACGTGCCATGCACAATCGCCACCAGCCGCACGGCTGCGGATGTTCTGCGTGTAGAGGCCCAGTCCCGACGTGAAGCCGATCAGGCGATAGCCCCTCTGGATGAACATGCCGCGCATGGCGCAGAAGGAGCTGCTATTCATGAACTTGATGAGGTAGCCACCGAGCGAACGATAGGCTCCGGCCGGGCCGCAGATCTCGAAATTACGCAACTCGGAATGATCGAAGCGCGTGCAGACGACGGCATCCATGCCGCAGAGGTATCGGGTCGGCGACGGGACTTCCTGCGATGCGTTCAGCGTGTAGGTGCCCGTACCGCCTGTTCCCGTTCCCAGTGCCGTGATCGTCTTGGTCGGCGTGTCGATGTCGTAGAAGGACATGCCGACTTCCAGCGCGCCGCTCTCGATGGAGGTCACGGTCAGTTCGTCGCCGGTGATGGTGCCGGTGAAGATGCAGTTGGGTGTCGTGGCGACAATGCGCGTGCCGCGATCGCTGCGTCCCTGCGAACTGAAGCCTTCGACGATGTAGGGGCCGAAGCCGCCGTCAAGCAGCCATGTGCTGGTGATGTTGTAATCCCGGCGACCGAGCTGGATGGTGCCGCCGCGGCTGACGGCGCCTGTGCTGGTCTTCAGGAAGTCGACCGCGCCCTGGATGGTGGCAAGATCGTCGCCGACGACGGTGAACCAGTCGGCATAGATGCGCCTCGGCACCGCAAGCTGGCGCGCCCATACGCCGAGATTGCCGTTTGGCGCGCTGTCCGGGGCGGCATAGAGGCCCTGCAAAGGATCGTCATTCACCGCGTCGGTCTGATTGCCGCTCAGGAAGACCCAGACGCCGCCGCCGCCATCGTTCAGTTCCCACCGGCCTCCCGTGACGACCAGACCGCTGGGGTCCTCTATGGCCGTGAGGTCGGCCAGAAGGTCTTTTACAACAGGGGCAGAAGCGGCAAGGGCCGCGAAGTTGGCGTCGAGCTGTTCGGCCGGAATGTCGCCCGGCGCATGGTCGGCGAAGGTGTACGGAACGAGGCCCATACAGGCCTACCGGAAGTAGGCGACGATATAGGCCATGCCGTCGCCGCCATCACCTCCCGCGCCAGAATCGTGGGTGTCGCGTGCAGCACCGCCGCCACCGCCGCCTGACCCGCGGGCTCCGGCACCGCCGGGGCCGCCGTCCGCCGTCGTGCTGGCACCGCCACCGCCGCCGCCATAACCGGCAATGCCAGCCATGGTGGAATTGGCGCCGGGGGCACCTGCCGCACCCGCAGCAGCAGGGCCGGGAGGAACGGCAAGAGCCGGGTCCATCCAGCCTGCCCATTCGGACTGGAGGCCCAGCAGGGCAGAGTTGCCCGTCGTGATGCCGCCACCGCTGCCTCCGGCTGCACCACCGCGCTGGAAGTTGGAGTTTCCGAGGCCGGTAAAGGCCAGATTGGTGGTAACGGAGGTGGCGCTAGGGAATATCATTCCGCCCGTCTGAACGCCCGTCCCGCCCATCGACGTGCCATTGATCGCCGCCGTTCCGCCGCCTACCCCGCCTATGCCGCCGAACGCTGTCAGGTAGACGGTCGCCGGAGCCTTACCGAAGGTAGTTGCACCACCAGCCGTGCCGTTATTGCCGTTGGTCGAGTCCGTCGTCTGGGCCGTACCGCCCGTTCCCTTGGCGCCAATGACCACGGTGACGGTGGAGGTCGAGATTGCCGAGCGGGCGAAGGTATAGGTGACAGGGACCGACCCAACGCCCCCAACCCCACCAGACGCCGCGACGCCGGTATTGGAGACGCGGCCGGAACCGCCGCCGCCGCCTGCACCCCATAGCGTGACTTCGATGCGGGTCGCGCCTGCGGGGATCGTATAGACGGTATCGCCTGCCGTGGTGATGGAGACGGCAGTGCCCGCGGCAGCCGCCGCGGTGATGGCGCCCGTGCCCCGCAGCATCTAGGCCCCCTGTCCGGGGGTGATGTAGGCCGTGGCGGTGCCCGAGGTGCAGATGTAGCCGATGAAGGCGGTGGTCTGTGCCATCTCGAAGATCTCGGTATTTCCTGCCGGGACCGGGATCGAGGGGCTGCCGGTAATGGCGGCAGCGGCCGCGGCCGCGCTGATGCCCTGGTTGATCCAGATGGTGTCGGAGCCCAGGTTCACTACGCGCATGGTGCCCGGAATGTTGGGATTGGTGGCGCGCGGCGCGGTGATGGCGATGGTCTGGGGCGAGGCGGTGCCCGACAGGGTGAGCGTGTTGCCCGTCGCGATGAACGGGCGGACGTCGGTGTGCTGCATCAGGTCATCCTCACTTCGACGCCTGCGGTGGGACCTTCGGTCTGGAAGGGCCAATCGCAGGTGAGCGCCGTGGTGGCGACCGCGAGGATGGTGCGGACGCCGTTGTTGAGCGCCGAGTTCCAGATGATGATCTGGTCGTTGACGGCAAAGCCCGCGGCCACGAAGTCGGAGGCGGCGTCGGTGATCGTGGTGCTGGAGAAGGTGGCCGAGACGATCAGGCGCTTGTTGAGGCCGACGTCGCGGGTGTACTTGTTGTTGGGGAGCCGGGTTTCTGGGCGGTTCTTGTAGAAGCCCTGCCGCTGGCGGGTGCCGTTTTCTTCCATCATGGCCTCGCTTGGAACTCGCCGCACCAGTCGGTCGAGTCCTTGGGGACGGTATCTGGATACCTCCGGCACTGGCCGGACCTCGTGATGCCGCCCGGCAGAGGCACGGCGTCCTTGTAGAACCTGCAGCGGGCGCAGGCGTCCAGAAGGGCGGGGGGCTTCTTGCGCGGCACGGAACAATCCTACCCCACGCGCTAAGTTCTCGCAATCCAAGGCGGTTGGGCGTAGGATGGCAGGCGGCCGGAGCGGCGATTGCCTCGCCTACCCCGGCCTATCACAGCGCACCACAGGAGCAACGCGCCATGACTGACAGCCAGCATACACCCTCCCTCGGGAGGCATCCATGATCCTTGTTACGGGACACAACGGTTTCATCGGGAGCCACCTGTGGCGGGCGCTGGAGTATCAGCACGTCGACATTGAGGTGATCGGCATGGACCCGCGCGGGATGGGCTTCAAGCCCGACGAGGTGCCCGACATCATACGGCTGTACGGCAATGATCTGGAAGCGGTGTTCCACCTCGGCGCGATCAGCGATACGACGTGCGATGATGAAGACGCGCTGTTCAACACGAACAACTACCTGCCGATGCAGTTAGCGCAGTTCTGCAATATGCGGAATATCCCGCTTATCTACGCCAGCAGCGCCAGCGTGTATGGCAATGGTCAAGGCCCGCTCAATGCCTACGCCAGATCGAAGGCGACGTTCGATGCATGGCGCGAGAATGTGAGGCTGCCGAACGCAGCACCTTGGTACGGCCTCCGCTTCTTCAACGTCTACGGTCCCGGCGAGGCGCACAAGGGGAAGCAGGCGTCGATGGTGCATCAGTTGATCGAGCAGGCGCGTGACACTGGCTGGTGCAATATCTTCGAAGGCGACGCCTTCGATAAATTCCTTGCTCGCGATTTCGTCCATGTCGACGACGTGGTGAGCGTCATGCTGTGGTTGTGGAAGAATCGGCCAGCAAGCGGCATCTACGACGTGGGCACTGGCGTTTCCCGGTCCTTCGAAAGCATTCACATTGCCCTGTGCGAGCAGGGCAAAAAGCACCTTGGCCTGCGCTATATCCCCTTCCCCGACTCCCTCAATGGCAAGTACCAGTTCCGCACGCAGGCGGACCTGTCGAAGCTCAGGGCGGCGGGGTACGACAAGCCGTTCCTGTCGCTCGAGGAAGGAATTGAAAGGATGCTCAAATGATCGACACTTGCGGCGGCGTTTATATAGCCTGGGGTCTTACCGCGGGCTTCTTTCTGGTTTCCCTTTCTCTGGCGCTATACGCCCATTTCAGAAGCAGGCGTTTCCTGCGGAGCGTGCTTTCTGTCGGCATGCGCGGCGCTGATGGCGCTCCGGGGCGCGATGGAGGCGGGGGCGGCGGCGGCGGGGGTTACGGAGGCCGAGGGGGCGATGGCGGGTCCGTCGTCTGCAAGGCTCCAGTCGTCACCTATGGAGCGGGTCGGCGTCCCAGCTAGAACGATCCTCGCCCATGCGGCGGGCGGCGAGCAGGGACTGGCTGGTGTAGCCCTTGCGCTCCATGATTTCGACGTCGGCGCCATCGGTGAGGCAGGCGTATTCCAGGGCCTCGCAGATGTCGGCATAGTTGTTCTTCTCGACGTCCTCGGCGAACCTGTCCGCGCCGCCCACGTTCAGCTTCTTGAAACGGAAGCCGGAGTTGAGGCCGGTGATGATGAGCTTGCAATGTGGGCTGACGATGAGGGCGGGGTCGCCGTCGATCAGGGTGGTCAGCGGCTTCTTGAGCGCCTCGCGGCGGACGTCGATCGAGTTGGTGGGGGCGGCTTCGACCTTGAGGCCGGTGCGGTTGGAGAAGATTTCCAGCCACGACTTCGACTCGTCGTCCTGCATGTCCTTGCCGTACTGGGCCGAGGGGTCGACGACGCATTTGATCGAGTCGGGTTTCACGAACGGATAGCGATCGTGCAGCATCTGGGCCACGAGATCGCCGAAGCGGCGGGGTCCCATGTTCTGGTCGCCCTGCAGTTCGTCGACGACGCGGCGCTGGCCGCCGGGGTTGCGTTGCAGGAAGGCGGCCGAGGGGAAGGTCCGGGGATCGACGCCGATGACGAGGGGCAGGCCATGGATGGGCAGCATGTCTGCCTTGGCGACATGGATGTGGTTCTTGAACTCGGGCACCACGGGCTTTCCGGCACGGGAGTAGCCCGGCCTGTTCTTGATCATGCGCTCGACGTAGAACTCGGGCTGTCCCTTGGACTGGGCCTCGTAATAATCCGGCGGGAGGTTGACCGTGTTCTCGGCGCCGGGCTCGAGGCCGCCCGGCTGGATGAACAGTTCGGTGTCCTCCATCTTCAGTTCGGCCGCGGACTTGGTGAAAATGTCGCGGTAGAGCCAGCTTTCCAGTTCGGGTGCGTTGCAGTCGGCCAGGATACCGAACCACGAGGGGCCGCCTTCGGACATATCGGGGAAGCGCCCCCAGCGGCCCTTGGCGTAGGTGAAGACGTCGCGGCTCAAGAGATCCAGCTCGTTCAGGTACCATGCGGTGGGCTCGAAGCCGCGCATGAAGTCTTCCACGGAATTGTCGCCGATCGCTGCGAACTCGGCGGTGAAGTCGACGACGGAGCCGTCCGCGATCAGGAAGTGGAGGCGGTGGCGGCAGGGGGCATCCATGGCGCCGGTCCATTCTCCGGCGTTGGGCGGGAAGCGCTTGTGCCACGAGGGGATGGTGGTCTTATGCAACTGTCTGTAGGTGTCGCGCACGATGGCGAGCTTGAACTTGCGGACGGGGCGCTCGCCGTCACCGATATTGATCGTGCGTCCCTTGGAAATGCGCTGGGCACAGGCGAGGCGGACGGCTTTTATGAAGGCGGTGGTGGTCTTTCCCCCGCCCACGGGTCCGTTGATGATCTGGACCTTGGCCATGGACCGCATGAAGGCTTCGCTGACCGGGCCGGGTGGCGCCCAGTTGATGTCCATGCGGGCTTCGCTCATTTGGCCGGGACCGCCTTCACGAGGGGCTGGGCGAGCTTTTCCTGAACTTCGACCAGGGTGGTGGAGGCTCGGGCGATGGCCTCGAGGTGGGGCTGCATGTTCTCGATCGCCTTGGCGAGGCGGGTCAGCGCGTCGATGTCACGATCCGAGAGCATTCTCCACCTCCGCAACGATGTCGTCGACGGGCCAGATGCCCGGTTCCTTCTGGCGCACGATCCTTGCCTCCTCATACCACACCGAGCGGTCGGAGGTGCCCCATTGCCACGAGCCTGCATGATGGCAGACCACGACCACCGGTTTCCCCATGGCGCCCGCGAGATGGGCGGGGGCGGTGTCGACGCTGACCAGCACGTCCATCTGGTCGATGAAGGAGGCCAAGTCGGCGAAGTCGAAGATGCGGGGGCCGAGGTCGGTCACGAGATGCTGGGCGCCGATGTCGGCGATGTCGGTGACACCGGGCTGGAGGCCGAAGAGGGCGACGCCGGGCAGGCGGGTCAGCTCGAGGAGCTTCTCCAGCGGGATCGACTTCTGCGCCCCGTGCAGGCGTTCGTCCACCGTCATGTGTTCGGCCTGGGTCTTGGCCTTCCACACGAGGCCCACCTTGGCCTTCGCCCCCGGAGGGCTTGGCAGGGTGAGCTTGTGGGTGGGCACGATATAGGGCGCCGCGGCGACGTCGGTGAGGCCAAGGCGGTGGGGGATGGACATGATGGGGAGGCGGTAGTCGGCGGGCCAGTCTTCCCCCATCTGCTCGCAGCCCATGAGGCGGACGAGGGGCGGCTGGACGGCGATGCGGGCCTCGCGGAAATGGCGCAGGAAGCGGGCGAACATGATGGTGTCGCCGAGGCCCTGCTCGCCATGGATGAGGAGGGTCTTGTCCGTCAGATCCTCGCCTTTCCAGAGCGGGATGCTCATGCGATAATCCTTGCGGTCTAGGCGGACCTCGTACTCGAAGAAGGCTTCTGGCCAGCGGCCAAGCTGGAGAAGGCAGGCGGCCTTGGCAAAGCGCCAGTCTACATTGGTGGGGTCGGTTTCGAGGGCGATGCGAATCCACTCCAGCGCGCCTTCGGGACCGAGGCTGTCCATCCACCAGCAGCCGATATTGAAGATCGCGGGGGCGTGGCGGTGATCCAGCGACAGGGCGATCTCAAGCTCCTGCCGAGCCTCTTTCATCCTCCCATCCCGACGCAGCATATTGCCGTAGTTGCTCCGCAGGTCCGCCCGGTCAGGCGCCATATCCACCGCGCGGCGGCAGGCAGCAACAGCCGAGGCGGTATAGCCCCGCCTAGCAAGGTCGACCGCTATATCGTTCCACATACCTGCGGGATCGAAGGCGGGGGCGTTCATCTAACCCTTCCTGCTTGCGTCTAGGTCCACCGGCACTATCTCAACGACATCGCCATTAGGCAGCACCCTGAAGGACCGGCCCTCCGTGAGCGGGATGACGGGGCCTCCTGCGTCCTCGCCAGCGTCGAGATTCAAGACTGCTTTGTATGTCCCACGGCTCGTGTGAACCATGGCGCCGGGGATAAAGGGGACGGCGTTGAGTTCAGCCTTGAACCGCCGCGTCTCCCATCCCTTCAGCGCCGCAGCACGCCGTCTCTCCACTAATTCATCTGTCATGGGGCGGGTCCTTCCGGGTCCACGATCCGTCGTACGCCCACGAGCAAAGGATGGCTCCGGCAAGGCAACCCTGAAAGAACCAGAACACCAGATCAATCCAAGTGAGGGTCATGCGCGGCTCCTTTGTGGCGTTCGTCAGATGGCCGTTACGCGCCACTAAAACCACGCCCATTGATGTACCAGTCTAGGGGAAAAGGCTTGTCGTGCCTGGACGGCAACACCCTAAGGGACACATCCGTTGGCCCGAAAGGCCGCGCTTGTGAGAAGTCGAAAAGACACGAAACCAGATCGATGCAAACCTTCGCGTCCTCCATAGCGTCCCGGTCCCAGACGAGGCCGCGTCTGGGATAGAAGTCGCGCCTAGACAGGACCGCTTTGCCGAACTCGTTGAAGACCGGGGACCCATCCGGCCACACCACGTTCCGATCTCCCCTGAAGATGGCCAGCAGGGCGTCGGTCGGATCACCCTCCGGCGAGCCGTGATGCAATACAAACGGTGGGGTGAGTGCGACCAGTGCAGGCAGTATCACCGCGCTGGCGGTCCCGATGATGAAGCTGCGGCGTGATAGGTTCATGTGCGGCAATCCTTTCAGAACTTGAGTTGGCTTAGGTACGCGACCCGATAGGCACTTCTAATCCTCCTTTGGGGGAGCGGGGAGGAACCTCACTTCAAAGCCTCCCCCAAAAGGACACGGATCGTCTCAGACCGGCTCTTCAGCTTCCGACGGTGCCACTCCTCGTCAATCCGCGGCAGCAAGTCCTTGAGATGGATCAGCACATTCCCCGCGTGAGCCTCACGCGCAATAACCGCGTCTCGGTGCGTGCGCGCAAATACCGGCTGCGGGACCTTCGGCGCCGGTGGTTTCTCGGAGGGCCGCAGAGGGTCCTCGCCGGGGGGGAGTTTGATCATACGGGGAGTATGGGGGATACGCGCTGTATGGTCAATACGGGCGATATAAGAAGTCCGGGGATTTGAGAATTACACGGACCAAGTGGCAGAGAGGGCGCGCGTCGCCGCAAAACCGGGGTACCCCCTCGCGATCCGTCGGCCTATTAGGCATTTGTCATAATGGCTATTATGCGCGGCAGAGCGATTACGTGTGCGTTATCAATGGCTTATGGTTATTGCACTCTGTAACAATCGCTCTATCTGCTCCTGGCTACCACGTATGGTGTGGGTGTGCGTGCGCTGCTATCACAGCATCGTGTGGTGAGTGGGCGCTCACTCGGGGGACAGGCTGTGCCACCGCGAGCAGAACACCCTTCATGCGCTCCCAGTTCCCTTGATTGGCTTGTCATGTATGGGTGCTGGTTTGCCTGTCATCCTGGCCCAGTGACAGTTGTGGCAATGGCATGTGGTCCATATGGACTGTGGCTGCGCGCGTTGCTCAAGGCGTCTCAGCGCTTCCAGTTCCTGCAGCATCGGCTCGAGGTTGGCCATCTGCGTCATGCTCCTGTGCGATATGGTCGATGACCTGGGCTTCTATGGCTTGTTCTGCTGTGTTGCTGATGTCGACGAGTTCCTTGTATTGGCGCTCGTCTACGATGTTGAGGTGTATTGCGCGGGTATGGCGCATGTCCACCTGGACGGGGAGCTTTTGGGCGACGTAGGGCAATACTGTCTGTGCTGCCAGGCGCCTTTCTCCTAGGGCCTCTGTGAGTGTGCAGCCTAGTTGCTCGGCAAGGGCTTGTGTCTCTGTGCTGGCGATCTCGAGCAATACTGCGCGCGGGTCGCGGAATGTCTGGAGGAGCTGGCTTACCGTGTAGATCTGGAACTTTGATGGCTGGCCCTGGCTTGCCTTTACGATGGTTGCGGGCACGCGGTCGATGGCTCGCTTCATCGCTCGATCGGGCCGCAGCTTGTGGGTCTGAGGGGGCAACACCTAACCTATTGGTTTAGCGTCGATATTGTAGCCTGCGACCTGTTGGTGCGGCAAGTGTGCGCCATCAATCCATATAATGCAAGCCCGCGTGCGTTTTAGGTGCGACATCCTGCCACATTCCGCTTTCTATCTCTCTCCCCTACCTTATGGGCGTCAACACAGGAGGAAGATCATGGAACAGCTTTTTAAGGCCATCTGGCTCGAATACCTCTTTCTGACCGACATGGTGGGAGAGGATATGCGGCGCGTCATGAGCCGGTCAGTCCGCGCACGATGGGTCCGCGACTGTAAGCGGAGCGGCTATCTGCATCCAAGCGTCTGACTCTCTGAGAAGGGGTGCGCTGCGTCCCTTCGATTGAGTGCCAGGAATAGCGCAACCGGCAGCGCTTTATGAGCCGGACCAATCACAAACAGGAGTCGAGCAATGCAGATCAGATTTAACCGCGATTACATTTGGCGCCCCGAAGGGGATAGCAGCCATGCCGACAAGATGGGCGCCAAGGTGCGGCCGGTGCGCCGCCTCACGGTGAAGAAAACCCCGGACGGGCCGGGCGAAACTGACGCAGAAGTCGGCCCCATGTTTGAAATCGTGGTGTACGCCACCGGAAAGCGCTTCCACGCATTTGCCGACGAACTCCACCCCGCCTGACATTCTCCGAGCGTCGGCCACGGTCGACGCTCTAATGAGTGCCAGCGTTCAAGCGTACTAACACAGGAGAGAGAGATGAAGAAGCAGACAATCCAATGCATTCAAAGGCTTACGGCTCTAGGCGTATCCAATGACGATGCCTGGGCCTTGCGTCGCATCTCGATGACGCTGCACCGCTGGCATGAGCTGGAGTGTGGCGACTCCAACGATTACGCCTCATGGTGTATCGTGCGCGGCCACAAGCCGAAACGCGAGTTTTACCGCGATCCCGAGTCGCAGGCCCCCATGTGGCGCGACGTTGGCGAGTTCGTCCATGACGACAACGGCAAGCCCTACCTCGAGCGCCACATCCACACCGAAAACAAGCCGCGATATGAGCCTCTCGCCGATCGCGAGACGGGCGCCCTGAAGCGGCTCAATCGCATCATGGCCAAGTATCCTGCACTCGGCTCCTACGTGCAAGGCGATCCGCGCGGCGCATCGGTCTATGTCGTCGACTATGCGACCGTCCCGCAATTCAACCATAGCCCTGATACATGCTACTCGCAGGGCGTGGCGGTGCACTCATGATCGTCCACAAGGCCACCGGATGGCTACCGGATGGAAGGCGGGTCACGGCAGAGGATTGGCCCAGTGCCGAGATTGCCAGCACCGCGCTAGGCATCACAAAGGCCTACGCACCGCTCATGCCACACTGCATGAGCTTTGATGAACTGGCGGACGAGATAGGGCGACGCCTCAAAATCGACCTCACCCGCCCCTATGGCTGTTCGATCATTGTGGAAGACTGACATGCGACCTACCATCCTCGCCGCTGCCTTGCTCCTGGCAGCGGCCCCCGCCCAAGCCGATACCGTCAAGGCCCGATACCTCTCCGGCAATGGCGACTGCCAGTCCTTCGGCGCCGAGATCACCACCGGTGCCTGGACTTTCGATGCCCACAAGGTCGGCCATTCGGGCATGTCCTGGCCCCTCATCAATGGCGCCGCCGACGTCCGCATGACCCACCAGGGCTATGGCGTGGCCATCGTGGCCACCGTCACCGGCAATATCCTTACCCTCGAGGCCCCCCGGTGGGGCTGTAAATGGGCCGCTGAACGCTAGCCCGCACAAGAGGCCAGGAAACCCCGTCAGGAATGGCGGGGTTTTTTGTGGCCTCCGGGACCGGCTAAGGCAGGATTCGCTTCCAGACCCCCTAAAATCCCCGGCAATCGCCATGCTATTCCCGACATGGCGTTTACAATTGGGAAACCAGATCGCCGTGACCGTTCAGCTCGAGGAAGGCGGCGAAAGTCTCGGGCTGGACATGGGTGATGAAGTCGCAGCCCGTCTTGCCGTACTTCCTCATGAATACCTCGGGCGTCAGCGTCCACTCGCCACGCTCGCCAAGTGTCGGCAATACCTCGATATTGTTGCCCAGCAGGCGCGGGATTCGGGTTTCCATGAAGGGATGGACCGGACCCTGCCAATTATACTTCGCCACGAAGTCGAAGTCCCTGGCAAAGTGAAGATCCAGCCACCAGACCTGGAAGTCGTGGAAGCCAAAGGGCGTCATCGGCTGCATCGCCGATGGCTTGGTCATCTGGTCAAAACCCCAGGACACCGGCCTCGAGAACAGCGCATCGCTCTCATGGTAGACAAGGCGGTCGTAGCCCCACTCGATCGCCAGCTCGATCCCCTTGCAGAGCGCCCGGCCGGGACCATCGGCACGGACAGGATCATCCAGGGCAGGGTGGCCGATCGCGTCGGTAAAGCGGTGCAGGTACTCGGGAGGGTCGACAAAGCCCAGCGGTTCCTCGGGGCTCGCATTGTCCACAAGCAGCAGGTCCATGCCGGGGTTGAGACGTCGCAGCAGGGCCTGGGACACAGCCATCAGCCGCCCCTGCTCGGGCCGCACGAGGTGGCACTGCTGGAACAAAAGCGTTCTCATGCTACGAGCGCGAGGATGAGGAAGCGGGTCATCGGGTGGGCTCTGGGGACTTGAGGGCGCGGCGGGCGTGGCGCTGAAGGTAAAAATAGGCGCTGTGCCAGTTTCCGTTTGCGAGCACTGTGGAATCCAAACCCTCAATGTTCAATCCGCCCGCGATTTCCCGCAGGGCTTCTTCCAGCGCCTTGTTCCGCGCATCAGGGCTCGCGTCTTTGGCGTCCGCGTTGGGGAGATTTGATCTGCCTTCGGGTCGCTCGTTAGAGGCCGACGAATTTCTGCTGTCAGCGCCTTCTGCTTTGGATATCCGCCGAGGCTCGACGCGGCGATACATCGTGACGGCCTCAACCTTAAGATCATTGCGCACTGCATGGATGAGCTTCCCCTTGTCGTTGGGATCGCGGCCGCGGCCTTCGAAGGCGTCGCGAATCGCCTTGGCGACCGCCGGATTGCCGCCACGCGAAGCAACGTAGGCGTCCATTTCGTCCATGAGTTCAGCGCCAGTCAGAAGCGCGCCCACCTCCGCTACTGCGGGCGAACTACCATTCTCGACCACCTCGCCACGGACAGAGCGGCGGTTCCAAAGCAGGGTGGCTTCTTCGGGCGTGCGTGCGTTCGGGCCTTCAGCGCCGCATTTGCATTGCATCCACCATGTGTCGGCGGGGCCGCATCCGTCGCGTCCGTTGTCGCGGACCCTCGCGCCGTGCAGCCGACTTCCATCGTCGAACGGACACGGCTCCAGCACAGGTGTTGGGTCGGTCATTGCTGGTCCTCTGGGGTTGGATTAGGGGTGCCTTCGGGTCGCGTTTAGGAGGTGGGGGTGGCTGCCTTACTTCGCGGGCTTCTTGAGGTAGGTCGCTTCGAGAGAGTCGATGCCGTCAAGAACGGCGCGAACCTCCTTCTGGCTGACCGGCTTGTAGCCGCGCGGGCCGACGCCCGGTGCCGCATGAGCAATCAGCATGCAGAGCGCCTTGTCGTTCAGGCGCCCGGCGCGCAGCTTGCGGACCCCTTGGGATATCGCAACGATGGCGTCCGCCAGAATCTCGGTCGGCACCTCGTTCTCGGGTATCTGCTTGATGGCTATCTTTTTCATGTTGCCGTCCTCAAAACAGTAGTGCCGTTGACCTTGCGTTTGAACTTCGACTGCCATGCCGAGGGCTTCTTCGCTCCAAGATGCTTGGCACGGATGCGCTTGACCTTGGCGATGGCTGGAACGTCGACCTTGTCTTTCGCCCGGCGGCAGGTTTCGTGAGCGGGGCCGCAGTTGCCGTCGTTGTCCGCGCCACCCAAGCCCAAGGCGATGACATGCTCGATGATCCATTTCTCGCGAACGCCGTCGATCTTGATCTCGCACAGCACACAGACGCCTTTGTGCCGCTCCCATATCTGGAGCCGGCGCGTGGTCGACATGGGCCTGCGAATGACGTTCACAGCCGCACGCTCCGTCGGGTAGCCTCAGCTGTGCGCCATGCCTCGATCTTGGCCGAATGGGCGTCCCTGAGGGCGCGGTGCTGCTCGTCCTCGAATATCGCCTGCTGGAGGCCATCCAGGGCCGTCTTGTAGTCGGCGCTGGCGTAGGCTTCCCGCTCCTGGGCGCTGATCGGCAGGCCGTTGTGCTTCATCATGCCGATGGCCTTCACGCGCTTGAGGCCGTGTTCCAGCACCACCCGGTTTGCGCGAGCCTGAGCTGCGGCCCCGGCCGTCTGCATGAGGTAGTCGACCGATCGCTGAACCTCCGCCTCGTCGATCACGAAACCGCCCTCGCCAGATTGTTCCGGTAGGCCTCAATCGCGGCTTTGGTGAGCAGGTCGATATCGGACACGTCGTACTTGCCCGACCCCATGGCGCGGCCGACAACGCCGGTCACGAAGATGAAAACGTCCTTCGGATCGACATTGCTCATGCGGGCGCTGTTGTGTCCGGCGGGCGGCGCGCTGGCGGCTGGCGCGGGAGGTGGCGGCGTGGCGGGGGCCGTCGAGCCTGCCGAGCCCGGCCGTCCCTCGATCACGGTCACAACGTCCTGTCCCCAATTCTTGCGGGACGTGGGCACGTCGTAGGTCTGTCCAGCCTGAAAGGCATCCTGCATGCCCACCGGCAGCATGAACTTCGCCCCGTTGGGATCGACGATGCTGCCGAACTTCTTGTCCGGCTTGGCGGGGTTGACATACTTGGCAACGATGATGGTCATGCTTGCGCTCCTTCGTAGAACTTGTTTGCCGCCAGGATCATCTCGGGCGACCACTGGTAGCTGGTCATGTCGGGCGAGAAGATCGACAGGGCGTCATGCGAGTCGCTGCACCGCTCCAGCAGGGCGCGGACGGCATGGGCACCGCGGCGAACGCGGACCATCGCGTCCTTCGCTTCCTGCGGCGTGACCGGATAGAGCGCCCACTTTTTCGGCGTGACGTAGAGCAGAGAGAAGGGCTTGCCCGTCGCTTCCATGTAGCAGGCGACCTGCTCGACGTGCGCGGGCTGGGCGACGGACGGCATGCGCTGAGTGGTTTTCAGATCCACGCCGAAGTCGGTCCACGTCCAGTCGGCAAAGCCGATTAGTGGGACCTCGACGCCGGGGACCTCGATGCTGATCTTGGTCTGCCGCGTCATCGGCACCGGCCATGCCTTCTCCCTGAAGGCCAGCATGCACTGGCAGAGGTATTGGATCAGGTCGGCGCGTTCCTTCACCGCCTTGTCGTCGGCGACGCCCATCGCGGCCTTCTCGAACTCGTCGTGCATCGCGTCGTGCGCGGGGCCTTCGCCTTCCTGAAACAGCAGGCGGTCGCAGCCAGCTTCGACGGCGCGGCCACGCCATGCGGCCGGTCCCATCTCGTCCTTCACGCCCATAAGGTAGCGCACTACCCAGGCGGCGGGCTCTTCGCGGTAGAGCCTGAGGCTGGACGGGGAAAGGTGCTTGATGCCGTGGCGTTCAAAGGCGTTCATTCTGCGGCCTGCATGTGAAGGTTGACGGGACGATCCTTGCTTTCGAGCATGTCGTGGTGAGCATCTTCATCGGCGTGTTCCGACTCGGCGGCTGCGATGACGCGCTCCAAGGCCATCGCCGCCATCTCGGGGCGGTCGAGAATTGCGTTCGCAATGTCGCGAAGGCTTTGCAGTTCGTGGCGGGTCATTGCAGTCGGTTCCTTTCTCAGGACTTGAGTTGGCGTGGAAAGCGCGACCCGAAGGCACAAATCCAAATTAACCACCTCCCTATCCAGCTTCTGCGGCGTGGCGGGGGCATGTTCCAAAGAGTGGTGCCGCCGGTGTTCATGACCACGGCTCCTCGTATTCGCCGGTGAGTTCGACGAGGCAGTAGGTGCCGCCGTTCACTTCCTTCGACTCTCGGACATCTTGCTCGGCAAAATGTTTGTGGAAGTGCATCTTGTTGATTGTGTCGCCCAGAACGGACGCCCATGCCGTCACCTTCACCTTGCGCGGCGGGGGAGGGAGGAGGAACGGACTGTCAGGGAAGTAGCCCCAGCCCGTATCCGCGAGGGTCTGGTCTTCACGATTGCCTGTGCTGTCCACACGGAAGCCGAGGATTGGGCAACGTCCCGGCATATCGGTCGCACAGACAACGACGGTTCCGCCGTCTTTATACGGCACCAACGCACGGCCTTTGCTATCCTTCGGATAGTGCCCAGCCTCGATGTGTTCCTTGATGTTCATGACGAGGCCCTCAACTGCCCAATCTCGACCGCCGAGAGCTTGCAAAAAGGAACGCCGCCGATGCATGCGCTGATCGCAACAGCCTGATACCCTCTTGGAGGCTCCTTGTAGGTATCGAGGGCGTGACACCATTCGTCGCTGTAGGCGTGCTGGAAATATCCGCCGCCGCAGGTCAGCGTAACCAGCCAGCCATCTGCAAGAGATACCGTCACGGAGGGCGCGGGCTTCGTGTCGTAGATCGGCATGTCGCGGCCCGCACTATCGCTCGGCCAGTGGCGTGTGGTGGGCATGGTCTAGGCCTCCTGCTCGGCAAGGTAAGAGCGGATGTTGTTGGCGACTTGGCGGCCGGTGATATCGCGGGGGTTGTGCGGAGTCGTTCCGAAGAACGTCAGGACCTGTCTGTTGGAGATGCCAAAAAACGTGGCGGCATCTTCGAAGGCCTTGTTGCCGTTGCTATTCAGCCCTGGAACGTCGTCTGCATCCAAGCGATAGCCAGCCGCCGCAAATGCAGGGATCTTGGTCGCCCACCCAAGAGCGCAGGCGCTGCTCCTGCACCAGTAGAGGCCGATATCAAACTTGTGCGGCGGCACCGTATCGAGGAAGTCCGCCAGCACACGAAGACGCTCGCGTCCGGTCATCGGCACTACTACGGGGGTCGGGGTGTAGGTTTTTCCGTCGAACGGCATTTGCGGGCTCCCTGTGTTGGCAAGTGAATACTACGCCGACTATGTTCTTGACGTAAAGAAAAATCTTTGCCAATGTCGAAAAATGCAGAACACGAAGCCCCGCAGGGGCCGCCCCCGCGAATGTATGTCCAAGAAGCCGCGCGGCCGTAAGGTTGCCGCCCTGCGGAAGAAGGGCCTGAGTTTCAGCCAGATCGGCGCCGCCCTCGGCATCCACAAGCAGCACGCCCACCAGATCCACAAACGCATACTGCAGGAGCAGGCGACATGACCACGATGGATACGAACTATCGCCTCGGCATCGTCGATGAGCTTCAGGAACGACGCCATCGCCTCGCCTCCATCCGTCCCCGGCCCTCCCCCCGCTTCCTGCCCACCCCGCGTCCGGCGCCCCAAAAGCCGGAGCCAAAGGCGGACCCCACCCCCCTCAATTCCTCAACTATATTGCGATATGTGGCCGATAACTTCGACGTAACTGTGGACAATCTTCTGGAAGCCGGAAGATTAAAGCGCGTCTCGCGCGCCCGGTTCGCCGCCTATTGGCTGGTCCGCCAGCTCCTGGGCTACTCGTTTCCCGACACCGCCTACTGCCTCGGCAAGAAGGATCACACCTCGTCGATTCATGGCGTGGCGCGGGCCATTCACCTCCACCTGACGGACGACCGCTGGCGCCAGCAGTACGAGCGCGCCAAGCGGGCCTGTCTTGCCCACCAATCCGGTTCGCATCCTCCCCTGGGTGAACCGGACGCCGCCGGGGAGCCTTGCCCCAAACACGCCCCCGGCGGCACCCCATGACGCCCATGCAGAAGGTCCTTCTCCGGAACGCAGAGCGCGCCGCCAGCCCGCCGTTCATCATCCCCGCTGGGCCGGACTACGGCCGCAACGCGGTGTTGATCAAGGCCGGGACAATTAACGTCCTGTTCTTTCCCCGGTGGCCGGAAGTCGATGATCTGGTGGGGCTTGAACTTGAACTGCCCCCGGAGGCACGAACATGAGTGACCAAGCGATGAAGGAATACATCCGCGAGCTGGATGCCCGCGTCGTGGCCAAGGGTGGCTGGTCGATCTTCGATCTGAAGTTGCCCAGCAGTTTCGTGCCCGCGACGTCCCGCTTCCCCGGTCGGCCCGGTCCCTACCCGGCCTTCTCGAAGCTGCCCGTCGCCGATGCGCGTTTTAATGGGCAGCGGAGGCCGAAATGAAGGGAAAGCGTCGCAAACGGACTGAGGCCGAAAAGAAGCATATGTCCGAAGCCGCGCGGAAAGCGTGGGAGGATCCTGCAATTCGCCAGAAGAGACTGGCCGGTATGAGAAAGAGCGGGAGGGGGTACCTTATCCCCAGAAGCGCGCTTCTCCCGTCAGGCATTTACGAAGATTTTGATGAGATGGACCAGTGAGGCCAAAATGATGACGAAGCGGATGATTGCGGCGCGCGCCCACGATGCCGAACACAAGCGCCTCATGCTGGCCTATCGCAATGCACGGGGTGGGGAGAAACTGAAAGCGCTCGGCAGGCTCAATGCCTATGTGACGGGCAGACTGGCGAACGGGAAGTGAAGCGCGCCAGTCCCGAGGCCCGACTCCACCGCGCGGTAGCTGCGTTCCTGTCCGTCGCCATCAAGCCGCCCACCATGTGGACCACTATTGGACATGGCGGCGGCGGCCGAGTTCGTGGCGCACAGTTGAAGGCGATGGGCGTTCAGCCGGGGTGGCCCGATATTATCGTCCTCCACCCCAACAACATTCTATCATGCATCGTTGCTGGCATCGAGTTGAAAGCCGCCAAAGGCGCTCAGTCAAAGTCACAGAAGATCCTTGCCCATTCGTTCAATATGACCGGGGCGAACTACTCGGTATGTCGGACGCTGGAGCAAGTCGAACGTGCGTTAATGGACTGCAACATTCCCCTACACGCGAGGACAGCATGACCAATGAATTGCTAGGCCCCTACTGGAAGGAACAGGTGATGATGGTGCCCTCGAGCGCACGTCCGCCCGACTGGTCCGGCGCGGCATGGGATGCCTGGATGCGTTCTGCCATCGCCTCGGGGGCCATCACGCCGCCGATCGGGGAGCGCGAGCGGGTCAGGGTCTGGCCGTGGGTGCTGGTCGGTATCGTCTGTATCGCCGGTGCCTTTGCGTATGGGGCGATGACGCGCTGATTTCGTCCCGACGTCGGCCCCTCGCCGGGGCGGCTCCGAGCTTGAGATTAATAAATGCTTGGCAGGGCATGAGCTTGAGGACATGATACTCGGGTGCGGACAACAGGTAGCTCCTGTCTCCGTCGTCTGTCGCATGGTCCCTAACCCATTCGACGGGCGGATTACGCACCCCACTTTTTGTTAGGGAGTTTCCATGAGACTGGCAGTCAAAGGCTGGACCCAATTCCAGCACTACAAGCACCGCAAGCCCCCCTGGATTCGGCTTCATCGAAAACTGATTGACGACATCGACTGGCACGATCTACCCGTTGCCAGCAGGGCGCTAGCGCCAATGCTCTGGCTGCTGGCAAGCGAGACGATGAACGGTGTAATCGACGGTGATAGCAAGTCGATAGCATTCCGCTTGCGTGTTGCTAGCGCCGAGTTTGAGGAAGCATTAAAACCTTTAATCACAGGAGGTTGGTTCCTAATAATCGAGCCAGAAATCGGGATGCTAGCACCACGCTTGCAAGATGCTCCCTCAGAGTCAGAGTTCAGAGTACAGAGTACTGTAACTTCTAATCATACTGACCCCGCGCGAGGCTCTGCGCTGAACGGGGGCTCCGCGCCTCGCGCGATCATTCGCCCCATGAAAGATGTCCTCGCTGAGTTAGCCGACAAGCACCGGAGCAAACAGATATGACCGCGGAAAGTAGACTTATCCAAAGAATGTCCACCCTCACCGCGACGGGCAACCGTGTGCCTGATGCACTTCGCATCCAACTGGCGACTTTGATTACGAGGCGCACCAAAGAGCCTACCAAGAAAAAGACGAAGCGTGGCGGCAAGCGGCGTTTCTATAAAACGCGGGAGTGGCGCGAGTTCCGCTATCAGATCCTGACGCAACTGGGCGCGAAATGTATGTGCTGCGGCGTCACCCCCGCCGATGGGGCGGTTATGAACGTCGACCACATCGTACCGATCAGCAAAGCATGGGAGCGACGTCTGGACCCCACCAACATGCAGGTGCTGTGCGCTCGCTGCAATGAGGGGAAGGGCGGCCACGACCAAACCGATTGGAGGCCGCCAGCATGACCCGCCTTCTGGCCCTCGCCCTGATAGCCTTCACCCTCTCATCCTGCGGGATGGTGGCGATGACCTGCCTGCTGGACCCAGGACCCGTCTGCCGGAGCTTCTAGGCGTCCTTGCTGATGTCGTTGATCCGGTCCTCGAGTTCGGTGGCCCGGTCGTCCAGATCGTTCCAGTCGTCTTTCCCTGGCCCCGTGTTCTCGTCGATCACGGCCTTGGTATGGACGTACAGGTCATAGACCTTCATGCCGGAGTCGATCCAGCCCGGCAAATTGCTGATCACAAAGGATGCGAGCGTGAAGGCGGCGCCCATCATTTCCTCCCCTCGTTGGATTCGACCGTAGACTTGAACACCGTCACCGCTCGCGTGGCGGCATCGACCGACACCGACAGCACCGTGGGGCTCGTCCCCGGATTGCGCGCCAGTTCGTCGGCCTGCTTGGTGGCGTCGCCCGCGGTCTTCTGGACCGAGCGGATCTTGTTCACCGTCGCCTGATAGACGCAGGGAGCCGGTGCCCGCTCGCAGCGCGGCATGTCGGTCACGTTGACCGCCACCTCGAGTAGACCCACGTAGGTCGCCCGCGCGGCAAATGCGGCCTTCTGGAGCGAAACCGTGTCGACCGGGGTGGTGGCCACCTGAACGGCGGAACAGGCCCCTACGAGGAGAAAAAGGGCCGTAGCGATGATCTTCTTCATGGGGTTCCCTTCAGGGCCTTCTGGGCCGTCTCGTAGTTGGCAGGCCATGCGTCAGGATGGGGCGCGCCCGGCCGCCAGTTGCGCTGGTAGTAAGCCCACCCCGCGTCCTTGTCGCCTACAGCGGGCAGCGCCGCCGGGTCCTGCCACAGCAGCAGCCGGGCGCAGGCGCAAGCGAGCGTGTCGTTCCACGCAATCGCCTCGTACAGCGTAAGCTCGTCGCCGGGGATTTCGAGGAATTGACACATCGCGGTGAGTTGGCGGGATGTCTTCTGCATCACGTCGTTGAGCGCCACAGGACCGCCCCAGGTGCTTTCAAACTGCCAGTATCCGCGAGCGCCGACCGTCTGCGGGTGATACTGGCCAATGCCGATCTGCCGCCGATTCGCCCACGCGCTTTCCTGCCCGGCAATCGCCATCACCAGCACCGCCGCCTTGTCGGATGCGGGGATGTTGACCTCGGGCATGGCCGCCATCAGGGCCAGCGTGGGCTTCACGATGCTCTGATAGAACAGGTCGGGCTTCACTCACGCCTCCATGTCTTGATCCACGCCTCGAGCTTGGCCCAGAGCGGGCCACCGTAGAACACGGCAGCACCACCCACCGCGGCCCCGATGAAGAAGCCGGTCAGGAAGCTAGCCATGGATGGGTGGCCCGAAGGCATGCCAGCCGAGCAGGCCGATCAGGACGAACAGCAGCAGGTTGCCGCCCATCAGGATGTGGTTGGGCCATGTGTTCCAGACGCCGAACACCAGCCAGACGAGCATCAAAATCCAGAACGCTAGGCCTAGGGACATGGTGGCTCCTACGGTTGGAAGCGATCAGGCGGGGGCAAGAGGAGGATAGGGGCGCCCTCGACCCCGCCGTCAATTCCAAGGGCGGACTTGGCGACGTTCGAAAGGAGGCGATTATAGCGCAGTTTCACCTTGAGGTCCCTCACCACCACGCCGGTCTGGGCCTTCTCGCCTTCCAGCGCCTCGGTCAGCCGCTCGATCTCACGATCCTTGGCTTCGCTCTGCATGTTCATGTGAGCTTCCCTTTCAACATGGCGCTCTGATCCTCGATTAAACGCTTGAGGGCGTCCAAGGTGTCCCGGCGCTTCGGTTCGCTGTCGATCTGTGCCTGAAGCATGCCAACTATCTGGGTCTGGAGTTGATCTATTTTAGCCTTCAGGGCCGTGATTTCGGAGGCCCTCTCCCGGTAGAAATAGAACAGCGTTGCTGCAATAAGACCGCCCGGCCCAGCGGCGAGGAACGCTTTTGCCAGCTCGTCCATGGCTTACCTGTCGCAGAACTCGATGATGTAGACATAGCCCGCCGTCCCTGCCCCGCCTGCCGCCGTGGTGCCACCGCCCGCCGCATTGTTGGCGGCACCGCTGCCGCCAGACCCCCGACCCGTCCCAGCATTGCCAGCCCCAGCCGTATTGCCCGTGTTCTGGACCGGGCTGATGCCGCCCGAGCCGAACATGCTGCTCCCCCCCTTGCCGCCGCTGGTGATGGTGGCGGCCGAGCCCGACTCACCAATGCCGCTAAACCCGGCCTCGCCGGTGCAGGTAATGGTCCCCGTGCCCGCCACGCCACCCGCACCACCCAGGCCCGAGAAGGTAGCCGTGCCGCCCCCAGAACCGCCCTTGCCGATGCAGATGGTGCCGACCGAGGTGTCGCCGCCCGCGCCTCCCGCATTGGCACCGGTGGCCCCGGCAGCCCCGGCAGCACCGATCGTCACCGCCTTGCTCACCCCGATGGTCGCAGCCGTGGCCAGCAGGATCGACAGGCTGCCCGCGCCCCCGCCACCGCCCGCCAGTCCGCTCGCCGCCGAGACACCGACACCCGCCCCACCGCCGCCACCGCCCACCGCATAGATCAGGCAGTTCACCATCCCGGCATGGGGCGTGTAGGTGCCCGTCACGCTGAAGGTCTGGACGTAGACCTTGGCCGTCGCCGCCGCCACGAAGGCGGTCGTGGCCGCCAGGGTGGTGCTGTCCCCCGAGGCCTGCGTCACGAAGGCATTGGAGTTGATGGCGAGCGCCGTCCGCGACAGGGCCGCATTGGCGAGCTGCACCGTGGTCGCCCAGAAGGCCGAGATGGGGCCGCCCGTCGAAGAGGGGCCGGGGCTCGCGATCGGGTTGCCCGAGGCATCGAAGGCCAGATACATGCTGGCGCGGGTAGCTGCATCAGGCAGGGTGCTGGTGACGGTGGTGGGATCGGACGAGGGGAAGGTGAGCGCCTGTCCCACCAACTGCATGGCCCGCTGCACCAGCACCGTGAGGCGATCGAGCGCACCGTTCACCGTGTTGGCGGGGAACTTGGAATTGTCGATCAGCGTGACCGCCTGCGTCTGCGGCACCACCCGCTCGATGGTGACGCGGTAGCCGGTGATCGGGGCGGTGTTGAAGGTGACGGTTCCGCCGGCCGTGTACTCGCCCCTGTCGGCGTCGAAGGTGCCTGCAAAGGTGTAATCGTAGGTGTCCGACCCGTTCAGCACAGGCGCCGGAGAAACGTCGGCCATTGCCGCGGTGTCGTAGAGCGTCACCAGCAGGTCGGATGCGGCGAACATCACATAGGGGAAGCCGAAGTCTACGGTGGTGCCGTCACCGTTGTACTGGATGCGATTGGTGGTGGTGCTGACTGTCATGGCCTACTCCTACCTGCTGGCTTTCGGCGGTGCGTGGCCAGCCATCTCGGGCATACGGATTTCACTCAAGGGGGCGCCCGGTTGGGCAAAATAATGCTGCCCGGTTTGCTCATAGAGCTTCTGGTTGAGCCGGTGAAATGCCCGCGAGGCGTCGGGATCCAAGGCACGCTGCAGGGTGTCCCAGCCCAGTCGGTCGACGGCCACGTTGGTCTGCCAGAGCCGGGGGAACAGGTACTTCTTGCCGAACCGGGTGGCCTCCCGGCCGAGGTTCGTCTTGTCGCCCTCCCACCATTGCGCGGCATTGCCGGTGGTGAGGGTGAGCAGGTCCACCCCGAGCCCCGCCGTAGGGGAAAGCATCCGGGCGGCATCGTCCATCGTCCTCGTGTTGACCATGGTTTTCACATAGTCCCCGAGCAGGCCCCCGGCCCCGCCCTGTGCCGCCGCCTTCCCCCAGAAGCCAACCGTGTCCATAGCCTCCAAATCCTTGCCTGTGGCGAGGTTCTTCAACTGGTAGGAGAAAGCCCCCAGAACCGTCGCCTCTATCGCCAGCGAGGCAATATACCGGCCGCGCGGGGTCGTTCCCGAGGCATCGAACATGGCGTCCACCATGCGCCAGCCCGACTTCAGCATGGCAGAGGTGGCAAAGCCCTTGTACTGGACCGAGCGCAGGGCCTCGCCCGACCATGTTCCGGCCTTGGTGGTGCCGAGCCACATAGCCCGCGTGGCTACCGATGCCTCGTTGATGGCAATGCCGCTCTCCGCATCCACCGCCCCCAGCAGCTTCATGGCCGCCGTCCGGGGAGCGCCCGGCATCTGGGCCATCAGGAGGGGGTTCATAAACAGCCGCTCGCCCTCCATTCCATGGGTCCGCAGCAGGTCCCAGTCCCCTGCGTTGATGCCGTAGCGCTCGAGGAAGCGGCGGTTCAGGACGGGGAGGTCCGTCCACGAATGTTCCGCGATGTCGGCCATGGTGGCCAGGAACTCGCGCCCCGCCATGGTCCTGATCCGCTGGGTGTGGCTGTCGAGGCCGGTGCCCTTCATCACGAACTCGGCGGCATGGCCCGCGATCCTGGCCGGTCCCGTCAGGGTGAACTGCTCCCCGGCATGGTCGTGGAGGTAGCCCCGGTCGGCCTGGATGATGAGCCCCTGCTGACGTGCCTTCCGCACAGACACCTCGGAGCGATTGAAGTAGTCGGCCATCATGCGGGTGGTATCGAGGCCGTTGAAGGTGGCCATCGACTTCACGAAGGCGAAGTCCGGGGCCGACCCCAGCATGGCATTGGGGAGCTGCACCGCGGTCAGCCACAGGCGCGTCGTCTTGGCTGCATTGGCGAGCGTCACGTTGGCGGGCGCATTGGCCTCGCCCGATGCGTGGAACCATGTTTTTTCCAGCGCGTGCAATTGCCCCTCGGACAGGTTGCCCTCGCGCTTGGCCCATTGCATGACGGTATCCACCGTGCGTTGCGCGTCGTTGCCGAAGGTGCGCGCCGTGCCGATGTCGTTGGCGAGGTTGTTGATCTCGCGGATCAGGAGTTCGCCAAGGTTCTCGCTGCCGTGGCCATACTTGTCGAGGAAGTGGAAGTAGGAGTCGGCATTGGCCCACTCGATCACGCGCCGCTTGTTGTAGCGATCGCTCATCGTCTCGCCCTTGCGGACCCCGACCTGTATCGAGGCATCTCCGTTGGTCGTGATGTTCTTGAACATGCCGGGCTTCTTGTCCGTGCCACCCAGCATCTCGGCCACCCGCGCATCGTCCTTGCCGGGCTGGAAGTAGACCACCTTGTCCTCGACGCTCCAGTCCCGCAGCTTGTAGGTGCCTGCCTTCCAGTCGGCCATCATGGAGGACACGAAGTTGTCCTGCCCCATGTCGATGACCTTGCCCGCGTTGAAGTCCTGCGGCGCGTGCTTCTCCAGCCGGTTCACCTTGACGCCCTGTTCCTCCAGCATGTCGAGCGCGAGGTTCTTCAACTGCCCATAGGCCCCGGCGTGTTCCATCGCACCGGGGGCGGTCGTCTCCTCGCCGAAGTGGGCCTTCATCATCTCCTTGGGAGCCACCCGGTCCCGTGTCAGGCCGAGGTTCTTGGTCCGCAACTTCTCCAGCAGATCGGAGGCCACGGAGTAGAGCATCCCACGCGCCGCCTCGCGCTCACGGGTGATGGAGAGATAGGCCCCCTCGCCCCGCAGGCGCTCGCCGAACAGCGTTTCGAGGCCGCGATAGATGGGGTTGGTATCGCCCACCACCTTGGCGATCCACGCGGGCAGCTTCACCGTCTTGTGGGACAGCACGCTCTCGATGATGCCATCGGTTTTCATAATCGAGCGGGCGACATCGACCTTGGATTTGCCGACTTCCGCCATCATCCGCTTGATCGCCTCGCCCGCGAACACAGTGTCATCTCCCACCGGCAGGCCTTTGGCCTCGGCCTCCTTCTTCGCCTTCTCGAAAGCCTTGGCGAACTTGTCGCGGTGCTTCTCGTCGATCACGCCCTCGACGATGGCTTCGTTCAGGCAGTCGTCATACGGCGTGGGCATCAGCCTGCTCCCGGTATGCCGCACCGCTTGGCGATGGCGGCGAGCTTGCGCTCATCAGAACTCAGTTCCTTCATGCGCTCCACGTCGGCGGTGTGTTCGGGGATCGCCTTGGCCTCGGCAAGCGCCGTCGCGTCCTGCACGAGTTTGGTTTCCTCCGGGGTGGGCCCGATCGTTTCCTCGCCGGGGCGGCCCCGCGTCTCGATTTCCACAGGCGGCGTCGTCGGAGGCATCTCGTCCGCCATCTTGGCGACTTGCTGGGCCTCGGCCTTCAGTTCCGGGTTGTCGATCACGCTCTCGGGATTGAGGCGGTTCTCCGGGTCGAGGTGGATGTTCGGCTCCGCAGCAGGATCGCCGCGCAGGACATTGGCCACGTCCTGGTCGACCGCCTTCTCGAACTCGTGCGCGGGCATCTGCAGCGCGTTCTTGTTGGCATAGAGCGCGTCACCTTCGACGGCGATGGCGGCATCCTTCACGTCGGGCGGTAGCTCGACACCCCTCGCCTGTAGCTTGGAGAGGATGCCCTGCATGGTCCGCACGCCAGAGCCCAGCACGAAGCCGCCCGCAGCCGCCAACGCAAGGTCCTGGATCATCTCGTGGACGGTGGGCTCCGTGCCAATCTCGGAGCGCGAGCGGTACTCGATAGCCATGCCGGGGACAGAAGCCGCCGTGTTGACCGCCGCCTGATAGGCGCCCTCCTTCAGGATGTTGCCCGTCCACTCGGCAATCGTGGCAGCAGCGGCACGACGGGGAAGGTCGGTCGCCCCCAGGAACACCATCGCGGCGGCCTGATCCGGCCGGGTCGCAGCACCCACCATGCCCGCACCGAAGGCTGCCAGCCCGTGGCCTGTGCCTTCAAGGTTGCCTGCGCGTTCGCGGGCCGCGTTGCCCGCCGCCGCCACCGTCTGGTTGATGCTGTCGTAGTTCAGGTAGTCGGCAGGGATGCCCTGCGCGTCGTCGCCGATCATGCCGCGGGCGGCAGACATCTTCTCGCGCGCCAGCTTCTCGCGCTCGGCCAGATAGAACTCGATGGGCTTGTTCGGATTCTTCCTCTGCTCCGAGAGCGGGACCGAGACATCGAACGGGGACGCCAGCTTCTCGCCCGTCAATTCCTCGTACTCGGCCGCCCGCTGCTGGAACACCGCCGCCTTGCTCTCGCGGGAGATGTCGTAGCGGTCGGGGGCGACGGCCGCGTTCCATGCCGCGCCGATGCGCTCGAACGAAGTCGAGGGCAGCAATTGCGGCGGCGGTGTTACCGGCCGCTCGGGCTGGTCAAGCTGGAGCTGTCCGAGGCCCGCGCTCATGGCTCGTTCCCGATCACGCGCAGCGGGGCCTGCCGGACATTGATGCCGGGGGAATTGCCGCGCGCATTGAGTTGGCGGATGTCGATGATCCACGGCATCCCGTTGGGGCCGGGGATGTCGAACATCGCACCCTTGTTGTCGCCGGGAATCTGGACCTTGTAGAGCCCGTCGCCCACCGTGATCAGGCGGCTCTCGGTCTTGACCATATCCGCCGTCAGTTGGCGGCCGAGGCGGTCCTTGAACGCTGGCACGTCGGCGTCGGTGATGTTGGCGATGCCGTTGCGGAAGCCGCGCTCGTTGATCCCGGTGGGCAGCAGCACGTCGCCACGCGCACCATTGAGCCGCTGTCCGTAGACCGCCGTGATCGCCTTCTTCATCGTGGCGTCATCGTAGACCGACATGTCTCCCTTGCCGAACTTCATGGAGACGTAGAGCGAGACGGCGGCGTCATCCATCATGGCGAGGGTCTGCGGGTCCTGATTGAAGCCGCGCCTGCTGTCCCCCAGCGCATTGTCGAACGTGGCGCGCACGTCGGTCGCACTCGGGGACACCATGTTCTTCGCTTCCGGCCCGGCCGCCTTCCGCATGTTGGCTCCCTCCAGAATCTTGTCGCCGAGGGCAAAGACGGAGGGGTCCTTGCTCCGGTAATTCCACGCCGCCACGCCCAGCGAGTTGCCGTACATATCGCCCGCAACCTGCCGGGCAAAGGGACCGATCATGTTTTCGGGCAGCGCCGTGGCGATCTGCGCCATTGTTCCCTGCTGCTGCTGGAGCTTGGCGGCCTCAAGCCCCTTCTTGATTATCTCCGGCTCGTGACCCGACAGGGGGCCGAACTTCTGGATGGTCGGCTGCAGCATCGCGCCGGAGTAGAACTTCTCCTGCGCCGCCACCGCCAACTGACCACGATTGGCGAGGGCCGCCTGGAGAAGCGCGGGGTTGGCCAGCACCTTCTCGTTGAGAGGGGCCATCTGGCCGCCGCTGGTATGGACGAACCATGCAAGCGGGTCGGACTTGGCGAGCGCCTGATTGGCCTCCGACATCTGGGCAAAGTATTTCTGGAGCGATAGCGCCCGCCTGCCCTGCTCGCCACCGTCGTTGGTGGCGGTGTCGATGGCGCGCTTGATCTCGTCCATCGCGGTTGGCGACTGCTTGGCATAATCGTGCGCCTCGCCATAGGCAGCAAAATCCTCCTCCAGCCGCTTGGCCCGCTCCGGCCGGTTGGCCACGTTGAACTGACGGATGGCGTCCTGATAGGTCTTGGCCACGGCGCGAGGGTCGTCTTTCTGGGCCATCGCTGCGCGGGCGATCTTCTCGGCTTCCTCGCCTGCGCGAAGGGCCTCGGCCCTCGCCTTCGTAAGCTCGACGAGATTGGCGCGCATGAAGGTGCCTGCCTCGCCCGGCATCTTGCGTGCCCACTCGATCTGCTGTGCAGGCGAGAGGGACCAAAAGTTCTTGATCTCCTCCTCGTGATTGGCGAAGTCGCGATAGATGGCGGCCTTGGACCTGTCGCCCGTCGCCTCCATCCTGTCGGCAAGCCCGGTGAAGGTGCCGGGCACATACGCGCCCTGCTTGCTGGAGATGTTGTTGATGTTGGTGGCGAACTCGTCCTCGATCACCTTGCGTTCGGCCGTCACGGTGGCGGTCTGGGTGGAGAGGATAGCCGACGCCTTCTGCGCCTGGGCCAAGCGGACATCGAGGCTACCCGGCCCGTTCGTCACATGGTCCGCAATCCTGGCAAGCGCCCTCGCCTGATATTGGGCATAGCCATCCCCCGTGGCCGGGCTGCCCTGCCACGCCTTGACCTGATCCGTCATCCACGAGGGCCAGTTTTGGCCGACGCTGCCTGACTTCTGATCGCCGCCCCATGCGGTGCGACCGGCGTGGGCGGTGTCGATATGGATGCTGTCCGTCTGTGGGTAGTAGCCGAAGCCCTTGATGTTCGGGTTGGCCAGCGCCGCGGCGATGATCTGCTGCTTCTGGGCATCGGGCATGCCCGCCAGCGAGATGTCCATGGCCTTGTCGCTATGGAGGTGGGCCGAGTCCTTGGCCCCTCCTGCCGCAGCGTTCTGCTGCGGCGTCCGGTCGGTCGAGGTGATGCGGCCCTTCAGGTCGGGGAACTGAGCAAGCAGGGGGGCAACCACACCGGAGATGGAGCCGGGGCCATCTCCTATCAGGACGGCCGCGCCGTTGTTGATTTCGATGCCCTTCTCGGCCGAGGCCACGGCGGTCTTCAGGTGCGCCTCGTCGCTTGCCGACAGGTGCTTGGAATAGGCCTTGTAGGCAGCAACGCCCGCGGCAGGGTCGCTTGCCATGGCGGCCTTGATGATGCCGCTGTAGACGCTGGACTGGAACTCGATCTTGGCCTTGGCTCCTACCTCCGGGTTCATCCAGCCGCCAGCAATGCGCCCGTCGATGGCGTCCATGCCGTTCTGGATCAGGAGGTCGCGCCTGCGTGGGTCGCTGGAGTCGGCGGCATCCTTGCCCCACTGGTCAAGTTGCTCGACGAGCTTGCCGCGCTGGGCTTGGCTCTCCAGTTGGAAGGAAGTGGTCTGCGTCTCGCGCCTGCGGAGGT